CAATATTTAATTTTAAACATTAAATCAATGCTTATTTGTTTTGTAGGGCGCGATGTGCAATTTGAGTGCCTATCTAAATCAATGCCGCGATGAATAAATTTTACAGCCGATACCTACGCTAAGAGCGCACCGCTCCGAGACTCGTTCCACTCGTTTCTCGCTTATATTTGTCTTCGACAAATGGAATTAATGCAATTCATAGTTAAAAGCAGACATATCGCATATTAATGTAAGACATTACTTATATTTTTAATGCAATATTGGGTGTATTTTATCATTCATAAATAAAAAGGAGTTTTTAACGTGAGCCGAGTAGAACAAATAAGAGCCGAACTTGAATCTAACAATGAAATGTTGCGGGTTATTTCTGAATTAATAACCGAAAAATTACTAACACATAAAAATATGTCAAATTCATTGATCGAGGCACAAGGTAATTTTATTTCTTTATATGCTAATAAAGCCGCTATTTTAGAATCACAGTTATTTATGCACTTAGATAATGAAAATACATCTAAAGTCGTAGGTATTGGTGAAGAACTAAATAAAAATAGGAAAAATAATATTATCGCCCGTTAAAGATGGTATTTAAACAAACGGGCACTTTTTATAAAGTGGTCAAATTGACCACTATTAAAGTATTGTAAATATCCCTTATTGTTAGGTGTTAACTTAGAATTATGCGCGCTTAAGGTGCGTATGTTTTTTAGTTGGAAATCCAATAAGCAGATAAGCCCTATTATGTTAAATAGAGCTTATTTATCTACTTTTTATATTTTTTCCCAATGAGTTACAGAACTTGTCGGCGATGTTGAATTTACAAACCATACATTTTTATTAGATTTGTCCCATCCTGTGTCTTTAACAAAAGTCATAACTTTTCCATCAGGGTAGTAAGCAGACTTAGTTCTATATTGACCATCGTATTTTGGTAATTGTTTATCTACACTAATATAGTTACCCATATCTATATTCCCACTTTGTCATTTTATTGCTCCTGTTGCTCTAATTCGTGTATGAATTTTCCGTTTACCTGGTGGCTGTGCAGGTGCCATTAAGCCTTTTTTTCTTAATTCCCAGGCTTTGGCCATTACAGTGTGTATTGTACGGCCTATTGCAAAACTCACTTCCTCCGGGCCAATAGATTCGTAGTTTTCAATAAGAAACTTTTGATCGCTCATTAGCCAATTTTTTTTATGGTTTGGGTGATAATCGGGGTTGTATTGCATACGGCCCCATTTATCAAAAGTAATTTCATGGTTATTTTCTGTATCTTTATTAGAGTTACTCATGCGGATTGCCTCAATTGATATTCAACATATAAATCCTGGTATGCATCAATGTGACCGCAAGGATTAACCCAGGCGTCAACATAATAGTGTTGCTTGCCTATATTCAATGGCGCTTTGAAAGTTCCCCCTCGTTGGCCATGACATACCGGGCAGTGATCTGAAATGGTGATTGTTTTTTCTGATAAAACCGAACTGGTATCGTTAATAAGCGGATCTTGAAGTAAAATAGTTACGTCCATAATATACCGGCCCCTATTGGGGCCGCTCCCATTAGATTAATTGAAAGTCTCGATTTTCAACTAACAAACGGGTTACACCGTTCTTTAGTTCTTTGATCACTAACTTACCTCGATATTTATCTAGGCAAGCAGCATTTGTAGCTGCAGTAAATAGTTTTACGCCCTGTTCGGCGGCTTGTTGTATTGGAATAGTCAGCATATTTGCTTTCTCCATAGTTACGTTTTACTATTCCGGTCGACCTCATGGGTAAGACCGGGGCCATTCCTTTAGTGTGTTATTAGCTTGGTAGGCGGCACACTAAGGGAAACTTTTAAACCTGATACCAGGTTAAAATTCTTCTTTAATTACTTTCATTACCTTTTTTGCAATAGTCGCATCACTACTCGATAAGTAAATCAGCGCCTTAAGGACGTTGGTTGAGTTAACTTTTTTACCCATTGTCTCGTTATGTTCTTCTACCTTTTCAACCGCCAGAGTTAATCTAGCGCGGTCTGACTTGCGTAATCGACGTGTTAGCATCCAATCAGAGTCTTTTTCTACTGCAGATGTAGGTAACTCGGTTGTCGTTGTTGTGAATTTTTTCTTAGCCATATTGATACCTTATTGTTAATCTTGTTCATCGTTAAAAATTGGGATGGTAATTATTGTCTCGCCGTCTGTCAGTTGTTTAGATATAAACTCAATGAATGCTAAAGCCTCGCTTTTATCTAATTCAATTTCACCTATATGTTCATCGTCATTAACGGCGTTAAATTTCATACCTATTCCAACTCTGAAAATAATTTTTCAACTATAAAGCGTCCCGTGTCTACACCGTCCACGCGACCATTATGATAATCCAATACAGCCTCATTATTCGGTGCAATAGCCCGGTCTTCTTTTTCTTGCTCCATACGTTCATCAAACGCATTCATTAAACTAGCCAGTAGTTTTACTTTATCCACGTTAATCTCCACTTTCTATTTTTTCTAACAGTTCTTTTGCAAGGTCGCTAAGATCATTCATAACAGGATGGCCAGAATCAAACGCATGGATTAACCCTCTGCCCTTTTCCGTTACTTTCCTAAAGGACTCTCGTTCCCGGATGCAAGTGTTTAATACCAGGTCGTCGTATGCATCCCGGCCTATTGGTTTTTGGTCAAATAAAAACTCATTTAGTTTTGAATTCCCCTGGGCTTTCGGCTTTATCATGTTCCGTAAAATGAACAGTTCAAAACCATCTTCTTTAACTGGATTGATAGCATCAATTGTTGTTTGTATTCCATGCCAGGTCTTTTTATCCGTTGTGACCGGACATATAAAAACGTCGGCATATTCCGCGACATTATGTAACAAAGTGCCAGTTTGAGGCGGGCAGTCAATGACCACCACATCAAACAAGTGTTCCACTTTCTTTAATGCTTTGGCTAATTTCCTTTCGCGTTTGGCATGACCTTGTATGGCCTGTTCAACGGTGGACAGTCGACGTGATGACGGGAAAAACTTTAAGTTATCTATTATGTTTCCGTTCTCGATATACGTTAAGAAGTTATCGCTAATATCAATAGATTTGTTTATTTCTAATTCAAGAACGTTGGCAATCGTTACCGGATAGTCTCTATCGTTATCAGATTGAGCTAAATCATTTGTTGCGTTGCATTGCGGGTCCATATCGACAAGTAATACGCGCAGTCGTTTAGCAAATTCCCGCGCTACATGTGTAGCTACAGTGGTTTTGCCTACCCCGCCTTTGTTATTTGTTACGCCAATTCTGAGCATAAATCCCCCAAGATTATTAAGAACTCGAATGTAAAGTAGTTCAAAATCACAATAAAAGCAAATACAAATGCACTTGCAAAAGAAATTATTTTTATATTTACGTTAGTATTATCATTTGTAAGTTCTTTTGTATTTACGTTGGTATTATCATTAGTAAGTTCTTTTGTATTTACGTATGTATTTACATTTGAATGTTTGTTTGAATTTGCATTTGAAATAACATTTGTATTTATTTTTGTAATTGTATTTGTAAGTACATTGTATGAGTGTTAGTGAAATTTTAGAATTGAAAAAGCTAAAAATCTAACATGCTTGCGCTAGTGTTTTGACTGTGTAATTTTTCTGTTGCTTTTGCATTCTGACTTGGGGGGACGATGAAAGGCACAACTACCACAATGAGTATTAGCGTTCGTTCTATATCTGAGGCGGCGCAAGAACCCACAATTGCACGTTTACGTGATACCAAAGAGCCTCGCTTGTATTTCGGCTTTGCGAGGGGGGACCGTTCGGCCGGCTCCTGGATGCTTGTTTACTATGATAAAAAAATCAAACAACGTGTATGGTCCTCATTCGCTAAATACCCTGATTTATCCCCGGCGCAAGCAAAGGCGACGGTTAAAAGACTATGGCTAGATATAGCAGCTAAAGAGTCTAGGGAGGTGATCGCCGCTAAAGCTAAATCAGGGGAGCTTGTTTTAGTGTCAGACTTATTGACCTGGTTTGAAACCAATCAATCTACGTTAACTGACTTGTCATCAAGTCGAAAACGGGCCATTAAAAGCGCCATTCATAATCACCTAATACCTGGTTTTACTAATTATGAAATAACTGAACTCGATACGATGGCCCTTGAGCGAGTGTTTGCAGGGTTGAAAGCAAAAGGGTTAAAACTATCTACGTTACGCGCTTACTTTGGAGTGTTGCAAAAGGCATTAGCCAAAGCCTCAATATTAAAATTAATCAAATCAAATCCTGTTTATGAGATCACCGCCGCAAAGTTGTTAGAGGGTGTCAGCCAAGAAAAAAAATGTAATTTAGACCCGGTACAAATCGAACCGTTATTTAGGCGTTTGCACTTAACGAAGTTGGAAACATGGGGGCTAATTTCCTTGCAATTTTTATTACTGAGTCGTGTTGATGAAATTGCGAGCGCTAAATGGCGTCACATAGACATGGAATCAATGATATGGACCTTGTACGACACAAAGAATGGCAGTAACCATAAGGTGTTTATTAATTGGGTTGTGGTCGAGGTCTTATCAAAGTTAAAAGCGGAACAACGAGCCAAAGGCATAAGAACAGACTTTATATTCCCCAATAACAAAAATCGTAGTCGATGCCTGGGCGGTGATGCTGCAGGTAAACGAGTTATACGTTTTTCTAAATCAAAATGGTCGAGCCACGATTTGAGAAAATATGGCCGTAACTGGTTAACAAATAACAAAATAGACCACGCTATCGGCGAGTACCTGGTCAATCATAAATTAAGTAAAACTGAACGGGCCTACATAAGTAGTGTTGGCCGTGATTCAGCGTATTCAGCTTGGTTAAAGTGGGCTGAACATTTACATGAAAAAGGATTGCTTTCGAGACTTAAAAAGTACGAGACAGGTAAGAGATAGATACGACATGCAAACCAGTTGAAAAGGTAGCCTTGTAGCACTCTAGGGAGTTACTAGGTCTGTTTTATAAGAAGAAACACCCGAAAGGACAACTAACCAATGAAAAAAGCAGTGCAAAGCCCTTTGGGCGAAAGATTAACGAGAAAGAGAAATCTGACAGCCAAACATATAAAAAACGGCTTGATCGCAATCTCGCAAAAAAAACAGCCGTTTTCTGTTTGGAATTAACCACCAAAATAAAAATAAGCGACCGCCGCGAAAGTGGCTATTTGTAAGGTGTTCAGAGTGCATTAGCAAACTAACCATTGTGATTAATGCGAGAAACGGCAATTAGGGAACTCAAAACGGAACGCAACGCAACCGGGCGGTTTTTGGGTTGGTCCTGGTGTTTTGTTACCGGAGTACTTCACCAGGACCTCAAATTTGAGCGACAAATGAGTTTAGGAAAAAAATAGGAATTGTTATGGCAACAATAATAGCAAGTAAAGACGGTAAGCGAATAAGAGTTAACCGGGCAGTTATCGAGATTGGTAAACGTTATAAAGATTTAACCGTCCTTAATATCGTTGAAGTGGAAAAAGGTCGCCATAACGGCTTTGTATTCTTCAATTGTGAATGCGTATGCGGCGTTATTAAAGAAATAAGAAGTGATCTTATTGGTCGTACTGTTAGTTGCGGTTGTGCCAGGGCCAAGCATAGAAAATCATACTCAAAAGAGTCGTATCAACTCATGGAAGATAAAAAACTGACTGCAGATAAAACGATAGAAAAACCTAAACCTGGATATTCCCCGTCCAGATATTTAGAAATAGAGTCTAAGCGTGAACAGTTACGCCTAGAACGTGAGAATGATTTAGATTATTAGAGGTCAACATGAGTAAACATATTGTTATATATCATAAGGCTTGTGCCGATGGTTTTGGAGCTGCTCTTGCAGTTAAGGTTTACCTGGATGAATTACAACGTTCACAACCTAATGAGAAAGGGTTAGAGGTTGAATTTATACCGGCACAATACGGTGATGCACCGCCGGCAGTTGGTGACGCTCATGTACACATTGTTGACTTTAGTTATCCTCGCGATGTTCTTATTAAATTAAAGAGCGCTGCGAGTAGTTTAGTTGTGTTGGACCACCACAAAACAGCCAGGGTTAATCTAGTTGGTTTACCTTATTGTTATTTTGATATGGAAAAGTCAGGCGCGATGATGGCTTGGCTTTATTACAACAAGAATAAGCCGGTACCTAAACTAATCCAATACATACAAGACCGTGATTTATGGCAATGGAAATTACCTTATAGTCGTGAAATATCAACGGGCCTTAAAACATTGCCCTTTAATTTTGATACATGGACCACGTATTTAGATGATGAACTCATTAATGATTTGTATTGGCGAGGTGAGCCAATTTACAAGCAACAACAAACAGAAGTGTATCGAATAGCGCAAAAGGCTAACTTTACAATCGTGTCCGGTCACACCGTACCAAGTGTTAACACCGCAACATTGATAAGTGAAGTGGGCGAAAAGTTATGTGTGGGCCATCCATTCTCGTTAACGTATTTCCTCGATGGTAATAGCTGTATTTGTTCTTTGCGTTCTAATCAATCGACGGGAATAGACGTGTCTGAAATTGCCAAAAAGTTCGGCGGAGGTGGTCATCGTAATGCCGCCGGTTTTACGCTTAACGTTGGCAATATGTTTCATTCAATAGCTAGGTAATAGAGAGTTAAGAGTTCTATGAAATCGCCGGCTATCCTGACAAACAAGATTAGTGTGCCATTAAATGACGTTGTGAAAGGTCACTCTTTTATTTATCGCAACACTGAGTATCGAATTAAAAAGCGGTATGTCATTTGGTCATTAATAGTGACGGTTGAGTATGGCCGTATTGAGTGCGTCAAGTCAGATGTTGAAGTAATGGTCGAGCCAAAAGGTTTTAAAAGGTACTGCAATGAGTGAGCGTGAATACACATACGGAACAATTGACCCTAATTCTTATCCTGTTTTGCGTAGACCAGGTGAGTATCGTAGAAACAATAAAACCGGTGAGGTTGAGTTCTTATTGTGGCGTCCAGGTGAACAAGGTCATGTTAATGGTTATTGGCACCGCATGGGTGCCGGATGGAAAGACTACTTTGTACCGGATAAGCGTTTTGGGAATAACCATAGGTGCCAGGTAAGTGAGTTGGAATATGCAACAAGATTGGAGTTTTAGGTTATGTCTGAGCGTTGTAGAAAGTGTCGTATAAAAGTTAAAGAAGTTAAGTTCTGTGATGATTGTCATTATCCAGGCATTGAAGACGATTATGCGGAATATTTGGAATTAATAAAAGATGGTGTCACTCGCGCTCAAGCTGCTGTGATGTCAGGTTGGAAAGGGGTAGAGGAAATATGAACATTAGAGAAGTCTTTTGCATTACATATCCTACGAAAGTAATAGAGTACATAGAACGTATAGTCACACCTATAGTATCGGGCGTTAGCAACCTTTCCGATATTGATGGTGTTGGTCAAAAGCAAACATTAAAGAACCTGCTGATTGGTTTGGGCTTTTCTGACCTTGAATTGGTTGGGCATGGGTATCGAGCTAATTTAGGGGCAGTACTACCAATTGATAAAGCCTTTAATGACGGTGTTGGCTTTGAATATCAACGAACAGTTATGCAAGAAATATTAGAACGCACCTACCCAATTGAATTAATCGAATACGTGTGTAAGTTGAATGATAACCCATACAAGAAAATTCCAGTTCCATATTGCCCTAGTCGATTAAGGGACATAATTACACAGCGCGAATACATCATCCTATTAGTTGAATTGTTACACCTTATTGGTTTTCCTGATGATGATATTGAATTTTGTAGTTATACGCCTTTAGGCCGTTTGGTGTGTTCAGTTAAGCCATTAATGCCGCCCAAAATTACTAACAACGGAGATAATAATAATGCAAGAGTATAAATCTAATAAAGTCACCGGCGTTTGGGTAAATGAGGTGAAAGAGCATTCGCTAGATAATAGTCAGGAATAAATAATATGGTAAATGAAAACAGTAAAACAAATACGGGTACGGGGTGTGGTAGAGCAAGAGCAGACGATGTTTTGAAATCGTTTATTGAACATAAAAAGGAAGAAATTGAGAAGTTACAAACTTTCCTTGATTCTTTTGATTGGGATGCATTAACCCCAAAGCAAGAGTTACATATGTTTCAATTGGTGTCCGATTTAATACACGCGAATAGCCAAAGAAATCAACATTATTAATTAGGTGGATGAAATATGGAACTAGTAAGTAAATCAACGGTAGGTTATGGATTCAAGCAGTTAAATTACGACGATATTGGTAAATCTGTTGAATCAATAATTTTCGGTAATGGCTCTATCAGAGTGACCACTATGTTTAACGATGATATGAACCTGGCCGGTGTGTCATTTTGTGAGGCTCCACCAAATAGACCTATTGGTGAAATCTACATTAGAGATAATGTACCTAAAGATAAGAATGAAGATCCCCTTTATTGTCAAAAGAACGCAAAACATCAAATGTTGTTCGACAATGTGGCATCTATAGACGTTGTGATTGCTCGTCTGCAAGAGGCGAAAAAGCATCTACTAGATAAAAGTTAGGAGTAAATAATATGTTTACGTTAGAAAAGAATGAAAATGGGGCCGCCAGTTGGCGTCCTTTGTACATAGCCTCAATAAAAAACAATGTAATGCGCCGGGTAATGATGATCTTATTCTTGCCGTTTACGTTGGTCTTTGTGATCACACTTAACTTAGTGGGTACCATTCTTGTTTGGTGTTTAGAAACGTTGTTTTATGTCGGCTTATTGGTATTTAAGTTAGTTGTTAACGTAATACTTGCGGTCGCTATCCCAATCAAAGGTGTATTGTTTTTTAAATGGCGTTTTTGGAATACTCCCCGGACGTCGCCAGGCGAAAAAATCAGTCTATTAGATGCTTATTTTCCGAACAGAAAACGGCTGTATTGGAAGAAAGTCGTAAAAACCTAAATGTATTAATTTGTAACCATTGATATAACAATGCGACCTTGCTTGATAAGGTCCTTTGTTTATATGGGTTTTGACATGTCGCACCCCTAAAATTCAACTTGCTTGCGTTAGCGTTTTTACTTGTTAGTTTATAGGGCATTGAAATTGATAATGCAAAATGGAGCAATCAACAATGTTTAAATGTAAGTTAGTTGGCGTCGTCACCGCCTTTTTAGTCGAGTCTGTTGTATTTCAAGACGATGGAAGTTATTTGTTATGCCCTCAAGCAGGTAAAGGGGAGCCTACACTTATAACAAAGGAATTATTTTCGCGACATAATCAATTATTCCGTGAAGAATGTAACGCGGTGTATCTTGTTGATGCAAGCGGTGGTGAACACATTATTAGTGCGCATTTATTCCGTTCTCTATTTGAATTAACACCTATGAGTGCCGGCGCACAATTAGACCGTGAAATCGAAATAAAATGTAATGAACTTGAATTAACGGCCCCTAAAGTAGATGCGGCAGAGATAGACAAATTAGTCGACTCATTGGTTATTGATTACTACGTAGTACCAAACACCACAACAACTATGGCCGTCGCGATTAATGAAAACGGGTTTACGATTGCAACCGGCATGGCGGCGTGTGTGAGTCCGGAAAACTTTAACCGTGAAGTGGGGCAAGATATAGCAAAACGAGCCGCTATTGATAAAGCTCGCGATGAACTATGGCGTTTAGAGGGTTACGCCCTTAGTAAGTTAATAACAATCCAAGATGGTATAAAAATATTAGGTGTCGACTTATATGACGACTCAAATAGCTAAAACCAAAACGGTTATTATCCTGGCAAGTTGTCACCACAAGGCTAAGTACGTTGCTGATAAGTTACTACTTAGCCCTTGTGAGTGGCGGTATGCAGCAAGCATAGAGAGTCTTCGCGGTTTAAATAGTGATAATGCGTGTTGGTTTTGGCATGGTTCAGCCGACATAAACCCGGACGCTGAGAGTATTTTAGAAGACGTGGAGTGTAGAGGGTTAGCAGAATATGAACGATAATATATTAAACCCATTTAGTTATACCGGGCCAATTACGCTAACTTCAGAGTTAGATAAAATAACGGGCATGATGGAGCCAGGGACACAAAAACAGTTTAATGCACTTATGAGGCAAGAGTCCGTTGAACATATATCGTGTGAGTGCGTCAGCCCGGACCGAGTAGGAATGAAAGGCGATGTAAACTTACTGATTAAGTCCGGTGAAATCATAGCAACATTGCATTTTCCTCGCTTGTTCGACTCCCCGAGTTATTACATTAATCCCAGTTATGGACACTACTCAGAATTGTTAACCGGGTTTTATATGCCAATGATGTTATTGCTGCAGGTTCGAATGGAGAATAACTTAAGGATGCCCCGTTATCGTCATAAAAATAAGGTCCCGTTCGGTAAAGCAGTGTTATTAACCGACTGTCTAAATCTACCATTGACCAAGTTATTTTATGCGGTGAGATATGAGATTTACGCACGATTGGGTGATCGGAAATCAATAACGAATTTGTTATCAAGAGCCGCTTATCAATATCAATTATCCCCTGCAGATAAATAACAGACAAAAAAATAGCCTGGATTGCCAGGCTATAAAATCAACATTATTTTATTTTAGTTTATGAATGCGTAAAAAAGTCATCCAATGGACACTCGAAAATGTCCCGCGCTAGGAATAGCATGTAAGTCACCGAGAAGAAACAACTGTCTTCGGGGTCAACTAATTTTAAAAAGTAACGATACGTATATTGCATTTCTTCGGGCAATTTCGGATTAACCGTATCGTAAAAGTGTTTAATTTTAGAGTAGCCTTTTGAGGCCATCTTTCGTTTAAGGTTATAGCAAAAATCCCGTTCTGCAGCCCCTATATCAACGATATACTTTTCCATAAGTCCCTCGATATTTTCTATATATATTAATGAACTAGCACGTCAAAGACGTGCCTGTTGATATTAGTTTTTGTAGAGCAGAAATGCAATAAAATAACCTCCTATAGAGATAAAAAGGGGAGATAAAAAAAGGGTATAAATTCTTTTACAGATTGATTGATTAAATAACGAGTGGTAATGTGTCAAAATACTTCGTTTTCGTATCAATTAGGGCGTTTTTGGGGGCGGCATGATAAGAATAATTATTATTGGCGGGACTGAGCAAGAAAGACAAGCCAGTGTCGATTTATTAAAAAGACATTTTACAGATTGCCCGGTTAATGTAACGGTTTGGACGTCAAGACCAACAGTAACAGCGCGTAAGCTATATTTAAAATCATTGGAGTATACATCGCCGGCATATGAGATAGACGTGCTTGTCGGTTGTGAGTGTCCTTTGATCATTACACAAGCCGAAAAAACAAAACCTATTATTATCCATTTACGCCGTCGTTATTCTTCACATATCGCAATGAACTTAAAGAAACACCAATTCTTAGATATGGACCTAAAGGAAAATGTAAACAATTGGCAATGTTTTGAATCCCTGGCAGACAACATAGAAAAACGAATGTTGGCTCAATCTCTACGTACTATGCGACACGACATAGATACAGAGATTGTAGCGCATGGATAACTCCGACTATTCAAGTCTATTTAATGGTTGGGCCGAATGGTCCGAACGCGATGGCGCGTACTTTCCTAGTGCGTCAAATTTCCAATATGTCATCAAAATGGCCGGCGGCAATAGTGACGCATCGACCATATTTAGAGATATGGACTCAGGCATAACCGACTTATGCAGCCAAGACAAATCATTATATGACGTATTAGTCGCTCACTATCTAAAGCATATCAATTCATCGGTTAAATCCCGGTGCAGAATTTTAACCTGCAGTACCAAAACGTATTACGCCAGGCTAAAGAAAGCCGAGCGTTTTGTGTTAATTCACATTGGCATTTTTAAAGGACCATTAAAGTGACACAACAAACTGAACAAACTAACCAAGATATTGACATAAACCAGGTACGCGATTATTTAAAAGGTCGCCCCGACATTGCCTTAACCTTAGCCGTTGAAACGTACAATGGGGATGCGCAAGAAACCGAAGATCATATTCAGCAATTAGAGCATGAATTAAGCGAGGCTCGAATACGCGCAATCGGGGCCACCAATAGACATGACACGCTCAAAGATAAGTTCGACGAGATAGAGCGTAAGTTAGTTACTGCAGAGGAACAAGTACTCGAAACGTTAGACGTTCACCAGGCTAATTTACACCTAACTAATAAAGTGAATAGATTAGAGGCTGACTTAGGCCGAATAAATCATAACCTATCGGAATCTACCCGCGAGATAAAACGTCTTAACGCCCTGCAGCCAGATAAGTTAACGGCCCTGGTTAAACGGTACAAGTCAGAAACCGCCACCGCTAAAAAGAACGTGGAAACGCATCGTAAGAGTGCCGTGAAAGCCGCACAAGATATGTTTGCCATGAGCAAAGAAAATAAGCGCTGTATGACGTTGTTAAAAGACAAAGATTTAGAGTTGCGTAAATACATGGCGAGTCGACTTTATAAGAACGGGGATGATCACTTGTTGATATGGCCCGCTGAAATGAATTTAAAAGAAAATGGAAAACAGACAAACCCGACCATGTTGGTTTACATACATGCAAATTTAAGTACGTCCCTGGTTGTATTGAATAAAAAACGGGATGGCGTCGACATTCATCCGACGATTAAGACGTTAGTTGATGACGATACGATGGATTTTGCCTTTTCCTGGTTGAACAAAATACAAAAACAAAATGGGGTAATTCTTGATGAAGATTATAACGTTTTCGAGGACGGCGAATTGGTTGAAACAATCAGCTAGTCATGTAGTACCAAAGTGGAACCGACAGAAGTGGATAAATGTTGTCGGTACCTTAATTATGTTTATCGCTATTGGGGTAGTGTTTTAAATGGAAACGATACAACAACAAACTAACCAAACAGACAGTAAAGCCAATCTTAGACAAGCCAGGCTTAGAGAACGACTTACCGCGCAAGGTGGTAAGCGGGTAGAAGTAAAATTGTCGGCAAATACACTGCAGCGATTGGACCAGGCTATCGACGCCCGAAGTGGTCCCGGTGGTAAATACGAAGTGTCCGAATATCTAACTTTATTGATCATAGAAGACGCTCGACGTGTTGAGGCTATCCTTAGTTCAATATCACCCTGTACTAAGTGCAAAAGTACCTATCCGCAATCCTGCCAGGGTTTACACCTTGGTGACTCTCAATGTTTCCTTACTTGTCAGCGTAGAGAAACATTTAAGCTAGATGTGTGAGGCTGTTATGCAAATTATCATCGGTGAAAAATACAATAACTTTACAGTCATTGAAGAACTGAACTCAAAAGGGGCCAATACCGCCCCGTATTATTTATGTCAGTGTATTTGTGGCGTTAAAAAGGAAGTACGCAAGGATAACTTAGGCAAAGTAAAAGGGTGTGGTTGTACTCGATTAGAGACACGTCGACGCCTGGATAAAATGACCTTTGCCAGTGTTGAGAATAAGAAACGTAAAACCCCGGATAAACCCAAACCTAAATATATACCGTCCGTTCTTATCAATATAGAAACCCGGTTAGAGCTATTGGCCATCGAGCGAGAATACAATTATGAATAAATTTATAATCGCGTTGTTTGCTTTAATTGTTTACGTCGGAATTTTACAGTTCGTAAATGTAAATACGACGGATGCAGTGATCAAAGTGTTTACGTTATTTGGGGCCTTTGTGGCCGGTTGGGCCGCTTGTTACGTCATAGGTTGTTTGCTTGGCGATATAACGCCGGGTAACAGTGAGCAGGAAGATGACTGAATTATTAGACGAAACCAACGCTCAGTTGCACCGGGACTTAATTAAATTGGGCGACATGATTGGCGATGGTTTACACCGTGAACCCGGCGGCCAATGGATAAATAAGGAATATAGAAAGGTCCTTAAAGCATTAGGAATGTTACCCCCACGTCAGAATAATACCGCAAGAATCGACGAACACATGATTAAACGTATATCAGATGTATCGTGTGGGAATTGTAATGGCCAATTAAAGCAAACGCGCTCAGGCTCCAAACGGGCGTATTGCCTTGGCTGTAATACTAAATGGCAATTATTAAAATAAATAGATAAGAGGAATATTTATGTCTAACAACGAAAGTCATACCCTTACACCAAATGCCGAATATCCGTATTTTTACCATGATCCAGAGGGTGAGGGTTTTGTTTATTACAAGACCGAAGAAGAACGCGATATAGGCGCAAATGATGCCATTCAACAATACCTAGAAGATGGTTGGTCCGAAGATGTAACGAACGTTGTTACCGGCACATTAACGGGACAGGCGGCAATGGTTGACAAGGTAAGTAAACCAGATGATTTAGACGATGAGGGTTGTGATGGTGAGGGGGGATATTGGGACCAGGATTTTGATTATGTTTGTAATTATGTAGTAAAACCCGTTGGTTTCGTTTGTCCATCTACCCTATCTGCAGAGACAGAATAGGGGTAATAATGTGACCGGACACAACAATAAATAACAATAAATTAATATCAAATGAGGTAATGACATGGCAATACAAACTAACCAACAGCCCGTTAAAAATATAATGGATTGGCTTATATCTAGGCCACTTTCAAAAAATACGGCAGAGAACACCAAAGACATGATTAAAAAAACGTCCGAGTTTTCTAATAACAACAAACGCACACCAGGCATAGGGCCAGAGCGAAAGAATGACCGAGATACACGTAGCCCACGATTAAAGTATGTCTGATCCCAAAATCAACAAGGTTGTTTCAAGGAAAATAGTCGTTAATCTCTTTACCACGCTAGTAATAGTTCCCTATAACAATTACTAAGCTGACTACCTCAGTTGTTGTGCATAAACCCGGTGAACCCCAATTCACCGGGTTTTTTTTTGAAACTTTACGGAATATTAATCATGTTTAACCCCGACCAAAGCCAGTTGCTAGAACTTATATGGATGACAGTTATATCGGCTTTTGGTGGATTAGTGAGTTACCTAAACAAAATACGCAATGGCCATACGTTTTCGTGGTTAGCCGGCTTAATCGACATGCTGACTAGCATATTCGCCGGTATGTTGATGTTCTTTATCTGTAAAGCGTTTGAAACAAATGAGTGGACAATGGCCGTTTCTATATCCGTCGCCGGTCATGCCGGGCCTCAATTCATCGAAATTGTAAAACGTCGTTACTTAAACGTACAACCATAGGTATCACCATGTTTTATTACGGGGTTAAAAGTAAAGACCATATTATTGATATGGCCACACGTATTTGTGCGGCGCTAGGTAATGGTAAGAACAACGCCGCTGATAAATTAATGATTGAAACAACGTGTGCGGAAAGTCAACTTGCCCAATACCAGGACCCAACACCAAACGGGGCCGGTCGAGGATTAACGCAGGTCGATTATATTGCATGGGTTGATGTAGTAGGACGTACCCGGAAAAAAGATAAAGACATCATTGAACAGGTTTTTGGGATCGTCATTGATGCAAATTCTAGTCACCAATCCTTAGACCATGATCCCTTATTAGCCCTGATAATTTGCCGTTTGCATTACAAATTAGTTGAGCAGGAAATCCCGGCCGACTTACCTGGTCGCGCCCAATATTGGAAAGACCACTACAACAAAACAGGCAAAGGCACACCGGAACATTATATCGAGTCGGTCATTACGTGTGATCCCTTTGATGACCAATCCGTACAGACACCAACACAACCAGAAAAAAAGGAAAAACCCATGTTTGGAGCAATCACTACCGCCTACAGTCTCGCAAAATCGCTTGGTTTAACTAATTGGTTGGACAGTAAATTTGAGGGCAGCGGCGAATCTATCCAAGTTGCTGAAAAAGTCATTGATGTGGTTAAAGCTGTCACCGGTGATAAAACAGAATCTGCATTATTGCATATCAGTAAAGACCCAATCATGGCCGAAAAAATTAAAACGTCGTTGATTGAAAATGAACATGAAATTGACAAGCTTGCGTTTGCTGATAGACAAAGCGCCCGTGACATGTACGACGGTAAGCACCAACAAGCGGATAAAATCGCCGATAATATTATGACGTGGAACTTACCTATGATCATCTTTATGGTTGTCGTGCAAGTCGCTTCAATTCATTACCTTGGCGACCAGGGGGCTGTATTAGGCGTTATCTCCAATGTCATAGGTATGGTGCTAAATGCCCTGATAAATGAGCGTCAACAAGTGTCTAATTTCTTCTTTGGCTCAAGCCTTGGTAGCAAATTAAAAAACAAACCTCAATAAACGCCGCAGTGAAACATGGCCCGTTACGATTGGTTAGCAATTCGCCTCGACTATGAAACGGGACGGTTTAGTTTTAAAGCGCTACAAGAAAAATACGGCCCCGCTAAAAGCACCATTAGTCGACGTGCAAAATCTGAATGTTGGGTGAAAGGCGCGTTAGCAGATAAAGCCGCTCAAGCGGTCACTGATATGGCCACCAATACGATGATTGGTAGCTTATCTTTAACCAGTGTTGAGATCACCGAACGTCACAAACAAGAGATTGAATCGACCCGAAATTTATTAGGCGGGTTACGTGAGGCGTTTGAAAATGCATTAAAAAAGGGAGCCACGAAAGAAATCGTTACTAAAAATGGCCGGGCGAACATTCCTTACACTATTAACGATTTGACCCTGGCCAGTGTGCAGTTTGTCAAAGTATTGGATGCCATACAGTTAATAGAACGTAGAGCGTATGGGTTAGACATAGCCGACAAGGGCGATGACGATAAAACGCTGATATTTGATTTTGAAGAATAACAATGGCTAAGACGGTTAAATATCGCGGAACGCCCACTGCTAAAAAAGTCTTTGCGGATAATAACGATTATATATGTATTCGCGGTCCGGTTGGTTCGGGTAAGTCCGTTCAATGCATTATGAAGTTATTACGTTTGGCCAGAAACCAGGAGCCAGATAATAACGGCATACGCCGCACCAAATGGGGCGTAGTGAGATCCACCTATCCTGAGCTAATTTCCACGACGATTGCCACGTTTAAAGATTGGGTTGATGACTCTGTATGCCATATAACATACGGCTCTCCGATACGTGGAACGTTAAAGGGGAAGTTAAAAGACGGAACCCGGTTAGAGGCTGAATTTATCTTCTTGGCATTAAATCGCCCGGACGATATGAAAAAACTTAAGTCGTTTGAATTTACCGGATTGTGGATAAACGAGGCCGTATTTATTCCTTGGGAAATAGTGAACGAGGCTTATTCTCGCGCCGGTCGTTTCCCGCCAATGAAAGACGGCGTAGGCGCAACCTGGTCAGGCGTCATTATGGACACGAACAGCCCGGATGATAGTAACTGGTGGTACAACGTTGAGCAGAACTTAACCCTCCCTAATTGGAGTTTCTTTATTCAGCCAGGAGCGTTGCTTGAAATAAGCAAACGTAAGTTAGACCCGATACTCAAAGATTGGGTACGAATATGTAAAGAAAACGGATGGTACAAGGAAGTCACTAAAGTTAAGGATGATGTATCGGTTACGCGGATATACATAGCGAACCCGGATGCTGAAAACGTAGAAAACCACGTTAAAGGTTATCGGTATTGGTTAGATCAAATTGATGCGTCCAAGGACGAGAATTGGATAAATGCACAAATTCTTAATGAATACGCTTTAGTCCGGTCCGGCAAGCCCGTTTATGAAGAACAGTTTAACCAAGCATTACATATTGTTAGTGAGCCATACGGTTACGCTAAACGGTTCAATATTGTTGTTGGGATGGATTTTGGACGTACACCGAGCGCCATCATTGGTCAGTTAATGCCGTCCGGTCAATTGCGTATATTACATGAGATTGTTTCTCAAGGTATGGGTGTTAAACAGTTTGCTAAAGCGCTACTTATACCGTTCCTAGAAAAGCATTTTCCAGATATAGAAATAAAAAATATTCCGATATTTGGCGACCCGTCCGGTGAAGACCAACGAAGTGAAGTTGAAGAAACCACCGCAATCGGGGCATTAATAAGTCTTGGGTTTAAGCGCGCTCAACCAAGCCCGGATAAGTCTAACAACATCAAAAACAGACAAGAGGGTGTACACCATTACTTATTAGGCAGTAACGGCAATATCCCATTGTTCGCGTTGAATCCGAATTGTTTGATATTAAAAAAAGGGTTTGTGTCCGGGTATGCCTTTAAACGCTTAAACGTTGCCGGCAGTGCGCAATATTCAGAAAAACCAGACAAGAACGAGTATTCACACCCACATGATGCACTGCAGTATTTATGCCTTGGTGCTATGAGCATTGGCCATGAGTTAATGCAGAGCTTTTACGCACCACAACACACAATGAATATAAACACAGACAGCCAAGTCGCTAACTCTAATACAGGTTATTAATCCATGAACTCAAGACCGCGTATCAATACCAAACAAAGCAGCCGATATTCTGAAAAGTTTGGTAATGAATATAACAGCATGGAAACCGCTATTGAGGTGTTTTCGGTTGAAATGGAATCTCGACTATGTGAAGTCATCCAGGAGAAAGCCGCCGTTGAGGCGCGTTTTGTTAAGGATTATCGCCAGTACAAAGGGCTGTATACAAGTGCGCAATATGCAGCAATGGAGGGCCGCTCAAGAGCCTTTATCAACCTTACTGCCCCTAAATCGGATATAGGTCGCTCCCAACTTGGCGACATGTTGTTTCCTAATGACGACTCTAATTATGGATTGTCGGCGACCCCGGTACCGCATTTAGCAAAAGCGATGGAGGATAACACGCCGGTATTGATTGATGGCCAACAACAAAAGTTACAAACGCCCCAGGGCGAAGACATTAACGACGAGCAGGGCAATCCTAAAATATACACAGAGGCCGTAAAAGCCAAACGTATACAAGAAATAGCCGACGAACGCGCCGCCGCCATGAAGTTGTTAATTGATGATCAGTTAACCGAGGCGGATTATGAATTACATGGCCGTCAATGTTTGTTTGATGGGACCGCCGTTGGTACGGGAATAATCAAAGGCCCTTACCCTGAGTATGAATCTATCCCGTCTTATGACGATCAAGGTAAGCGCGTTTATGAACAAAAGTTAGTGCCACGAGTAGGCATTGTTCGCCCGTGGAATTTCTTTCCTCAAATGAACGCGTCGACCGTGAAACGTACCGGGTTTTTCTTTGAGCGTTTTTACTCAAGTGACTCTGATTTAAAAAGCTTGGTGCATGAAGAAATACCGGGCGTTATTAGTGAAAATATAAGCCGTATTGTCAAGCTATGTGGCTCTAAAAAATCCCACCATGCCACGTCGTCATTAGATGAACTTAGAGCGCTTGAAGACCTCGTATCGGTAAATAATGACAGTAACTACGAGTGTTGGGAATACAACGGCCCTATGCCGTTAAATGTATATATGACCCTAGCCGAAGAACATGGGCTTGAACCTATCGAAGACGATAGCGATTTGGTGATCATGCCGAATGTCATGGTTCGTATGTGTGGTGGTTTGGTTTATCAAATATTGCCTCAACTTCTCGATAGAAAGCAGGGTGAGTTATACCACGTATGGAACTGGCAAAAGAGCGAGTTTAGTTTATTTGGTTATGGCCTACCGCATAAAATGGCCGACGCCCAGGACGCTATCAACACCGCATGGCGACAAATGCAAGATAACGCCACGCTAACGGTCGGTCCTCAAATTGGTTATCGCGATGGCAAAGTTGAACCGGTCGACGGTAAGTTTGAAATACGCCCTAATAAGTTATGGAAAATTTTAACCGGTTCCAAAATATCCGACGCTTTTGAGTCGTTCGAGTTCAAATCACACCAAACCGAATTATCAAACATATACAGTTTAGCCCGCACGTTCTTTGATGAAGAATCCGGGGTGCCGATGATCAGTCATGGCGAGAATGGCCCGCATCAACAAACATTAGGCGGTATGTCTATGTTAATGAATGCGGCGAATACGGTCAGGCGTGAGCAGGTTCGTAATTTTGATGATTATATAACGAAACCCCTTATTACTTCATTTTATCATTTTAATATGGAGTACCACGACTCGGACGACGTGAAAGGCGATGTTGAAGTAGACGCTAGAGGTGTATCGGCGCTGATCAATAAAGAGCAGCAACAACAGCAGTTATTAGCCTTGCTGCAGCTAACACAAAGCAATCCAATCTTTGCCCCAATCGTTCAACTACGTGCGCTTAAGTGGTTACGTTCGTATGTCAAAACCTTGGGCCTTGGTAAAGACATGTTACCAAGCGAAACCGAATTACAAGAGTTCTTGAAAAAACAACAAGAAAGCAACCAGGGCAAAGAAAAAGAAATGTCTCGGGAGGCATTACTCAGATTAGAACACCAGTTGCGCCTTGAATTAAAACAGCTTGAGATCACAGCAAAAGAACGTTTAGCAGTAAGCCAAGAACGCCTCGCTATTTACAAAATGCGTCAAGATGAAATGTTGACCGAAAAGAAAGCGCAAGCCGAGTTGGCCAAATTGGACCTTAGAGAAAAACACATTACTGAGCGTGAAGTAACAAAAGAGATCGGCCACCAAACCCGGTTTAACATCGAGTCGTCCAGGATAGACAACAATATCGGATTGGAGACAAAAAGCTAATGTCATTGAGCTATGAGCAAACCGCCGCTATCAAAGAGCAGCTACGTAACGAAATAAACAGTTTGTATGAAGAACTTGCGGAGCCAGAGCTTAACGAGCGCGATAGTGATTTTATTCGTGGGGCGATAGATGCAAAAAAAGACGCCCTAAAACAATTGGAAGAAACAATATGAATAACAAACCGTCAAACCCGGCAGAGCAAACTGAACAAGACGACGCCCCGCGCATATCTTGGTTTGGTCATAATGAATTTGAAATCAACGGCATTGCAAATATCGCCCATGATATGAATAAAGCCCTTTGTATGGCTTATGGTGATCACTCTCAACCCGAATGGGAAGACGCCCCGCAGTGGCAACGTAATAGTGCTATCAATGGCGTTAAACATCATTTAATCACATTGGAAAACGGGGAAGAATTGACCCCCGGTGATTCGCATAAAAGTTGGTTGGCTGAAAAAGAAAACGACGGTTGGGTGTATGGCCCGGTGAAAAATCCGGACATAAAAGAACACCCTTGTATGGTCGACTTCAATCAACTTCCACCAGAGCAACAAGCCAAAGATTATCTGTTTATCCAGGTAGTAAAGAGCTTTGTAGCCTAACCCTTTTTAATTAACCCAATTAGCCGCCATTAGGCCGCTAAACAACCCGGCAAGTCTTGTACTTCCCGGGTTTTTTCATGGCCGCAATTTAGCCGCCAGGAGCAAAACCATGACACTAAAAAAAGAAGAACAACAGCCGGCAAATAATGACATCACTGAAAACGATGAAGACTTAGCCGCGTTGTATGACGAAATCATGTCCGACGCCGACGACCTTGATAATGACGATTTAGAGGACGCCGAAGAAGACAGCGACGAGTCAGAGCCTAATGATTTACCAAACCCGGATGACGATGAAGACGCCGCCGACGACATTAACGCGAACCAGGACAATGACGACCAGGGCGATGATGTGGCCAACGACGACGACGAAAGCGACGACAACGGGGTATCTGATAGCGAATTGAATAAGCGCTTGGAACTAGCCGAGCAGCGAGCGAAATCCGCACAGGGCCGAGTGGGCGCACTTACCCGAAGTATTGAAGATATTAAGAAAACAAGTGTCAGTTTAAATGATCTTAAAGGTAAAAACTTAGAAGAACTAAAAGAGGATTATCCCGATTTAGCTGCAGCTTTAGGCGATGTGGTAACTGGCTTAAATTCTAGCTTTGCCTCAAAAAGTACCCGTTCATTAGAATTGTTACTCAGCGATGCACAGCAAGAGCAAGTTACCTCAACGGATGAATTACACCAGGTTAAACGCGCCGCCGTATCCGAATCTTACCCTAATTGGGAAACGGTTTGGGATAGCGACGATTTTGCCAAATGGTATGAATCATTGCCAGAAGAAGTACAGGCCCTTGCCGACTCAAACAGTCCGCAAGCCATTGTCCATTTATTGGACAACTACAATCGCGATAAACCGGATCAGTTGAAACCAACGCAATCACAGTTAAACCGCAATCGTTTATTAGGTCATTCTCGCGGCAATACCCGCGCACCGACAACGCCTCAAAAGCATATATCGGATGACAATTTGGCTGAAATTTACGAAGACGTGTTTGACGATTAACTTGTTTCAATCGTAAGGAAAAACCCATGTCTAAATATGGAGACATTACAAACCGCAATGGTGCGCTTGCTGAAAAGAAAGCGCTAGATATTGCAAAAACGACGGAAAATATCGCTAAGTTTGGTATTCAAGCGTCTATGCCGGCTAATGCAACCGATACGGTTACATGGCGTCGACCAGTTGCGTTAGGTCCTGCATTAACCCCATTGACCGAGGGTGTTAGCCCAACGGCCGGTAGTTTCGATTACGACGTTGTATCACTAACTCTTGAACAGTTTGGTGGCGTACTTGAATTAACCGACGTTATTGCAGATTTACACGCCGACCCGGTTGGCTCAGATATGCTAGATGTATCGGCAGAGCAAGCGGTAACAACGTGTGAGCGTTTGAACTGGAATGAAATTTCAGCCGGTACCAACGTGGATTACTCGGGTACCGCCGGCGCTGTAAATGCCGTTGCCGTAGCAGTAAGTAAAAAGGATTTACGCCGAGCTATCAAAGGGTTAAAACGCCAAAAAGCATTACCGCACAAAGGTATGTTGGCCCCGACGGATAAGGTGGGTACTAAGCCTATTCGTAAATCGTACATTGCATTTTGTCATACGGATTTGGAGGCTGATTTACAAGACTTGGATAAGTTTGTACCAGTTGAAGAATATGGCTCTATGCAACCGTTAAGCGACGACGAGTTCGGCGCATTTGAAGGTATTCGTTTTATTACGAATGCTGAATATGTACCACTTGAAGACGCCGGTGGTGCGGTCGATGATGCAGTATTTGAGTCTACCTCGGGTACGGTTGCCGATGTTTACCCTATCGTTATCACAGCGTCTAAGTCGTACATAAACTTAGCGTTCAGACGTGGTAAAGGTGGCGCGGGTACGCCATTCAAGCCAATGGTTATGAACCCTGGAACGCCTCGCGGCGGGGATGCATTAGGCCAAAAAGGGACAGTTGGTTGGAAAATGTATCATGCGACAGGAATCGCAAATGAGTCTTGGATTTATACGCTTAAAGTTGCGTGTTCTAAGTAATCATGTAGTTGTCATTACACGTAAAAGCCCTGGTTAAACCGGGGCTTTTTTGTATGTGTAACTTTATTAACGTTATTGCTCAAAAGGAGCAAATCACTATGTCACAAATTCAAGATATTATTAAATACAGCAAAGAGAAAATCGCCGCTGAATTAGAAGAACTTGGCGTTCCTAAAAAACCGGCTAATACCGGGCATGAGAAATTATTAGCTGCGTTGGCCGGTGCGTTAGGGTTAAACGAAGAAGAAACGTTAGCCGCTTATGTTGCTCACAATAAAGATAAAGAGATCAAAGGTAGTATTGATACTGAAAAATCAATTGCCGGCGGTTTCATTGTCAATATCCAAAAGACAGAAAAAAACAAAGCCGATGTGTTCTTAGGCCACCGTGGGCGTTCTGCTCAAATACAACGTGGTAAAAACATATTAATTACGCCTTGGATGATGACGTCTTTGTCTGAATCGTCTAAACGTATACATGACCGTGATCCGGCCACCGGAGCGGTGTTAGATAAATTTGATATTGTCCATCGTTATAGTCACTCGGTATTAATGACATTAACCCCGGCGCAAGTTGAATCATTGAACGGCAAAGTTGAATTTAGCAATGCCGAAGTAGACGCGCTTAGAGCGGGTTAATACCAATGACGTATTTACAATTATGTAAAGCGGTCCGAGCCAAGTTAGGTCTTGGCTCAGGCCCGTCGACGACCATAAACCAAACTGGTCGCCTTGCGGATATTGTCGCGGCGGTATCTCAAGCCTGGATTGATATTCAACTTAGTTCGGATCACTGGCGATTTTTACGTGTACCCGCGCAAGCGGTTAATACAACGCCGGCGTTAGCCTTGTATGACTATGTTAAGTGGCCAAGCCTGTTAACCTTAAAAACCCTCAATGCCATTCGTTATGCTGCAGATAATAAACCGTTAATAGAAATGGATTATGACCTGTATTTGCAACAATACTCGAAAACGGGCGGTACTGGCGCGCCTACGCATTACATACTTGATTTAGAAGATAGGGTGATTTTATACCCGACCCCGGACATTGACTACGCGTTAGAATTGGATTACTACAAACGCCCTCAAGTCTTGAGTGCAAATACCGACGTACCAATGATCCCGGACGAATACCACCAATCTATTAAGTGGCGGGCCTTATTTACCCTAGCGAGCGATTTTGCCGACGACGTGGTTTATTCAGAATCGGTAGGCGAATACAACAGCGCGATAAGTCTATTGCAAGGCCGTTACTTACCCAAAATGAAAATTGGTTCATCATTGTTCTCTAAAAATGGGTGATCGTACATGGTATTTCAAAAGCAAGTCAGGCCCTTAAAAAGTCACCCTGTTTTATTACGCGGTGGCATTAAACTAGCCAAGTCGTCCCTTGAAACTCGCGACGGATTTTGTCGCCAGTTAGAAAATTATGAAATAAATCTCGATGGCGATTATCAATCCGTAACCGGTTATGAACGATTTGATGGACACCCCGCGCCAAGTGCGGCGACTGCAGCCGGCACACATAATAATGATGAAGACGAAATTGCCGACGTATTAACACAGCGCGAGATAGCAAGAGCGCTTATTCAGCCGGTACCGGGCAATGGACCAGTCTTAGGTGTCTTTAACATTGGGGCTATGGTCTATGCGTTTAGAGATAACAACGATAATACTGAATGCGTTATGTTCCAATCTAGTGCTACTGGTTGGGAAGAATTTACCACCGGCGTTACGTTGGCCCCTGGCGGCAAATTCGAATTCGACACAATGAATTATGAAAACCGCCCTACGATGGAAATTATCGGGGTAGATGGCGTAAATCCCGCGTTTATTTTTGATGGGACCACGTTCACCCAAATACCAAATGTGGGTATGACGGTTAATGCACCTACCCATGTCGCGGTTAACCCTGCAGAAATAATCATGTTGTCTTATCCTGGTGGTTCTTTGCAATATCTTGGTGTGGGTGAAGTTGATTTTGCAGAGGCGGGTAGCGGTGAGTTGGCCGTCGCCGGTGAAATAAGAGGGTTAGTTAACGAGCCTGGCGATGTACTGGCGATAATATGCGATAACAAAATAGAGTTGCTTTACGGTCGAACACCGTTGACCTGGCAAAAACAAATACTACCGGGTAAATCCGGGGCCACAGAAAACACCATTCAAAATGCAATGGGTTCGATATTTATTAATGAACATGCATTAACAACGTTGGCCCGTACACAAAATTTCGGTGACTTTGAAATTAAAGGACTATCGAGCAATGTAAGTAACATTATCCGCGCGTACCGAAATAGGGCGGTGTCTTCATCGTATATACGAGATAAATCTCAATACCGAGTGTATTTTAATGATGGTACCGGGCTAACGTGTACGTTGTTAGAGGGGGCCGCTATTGGCTTTACCACATTGAATATGGGCCAATCATTTAATTGTTGTTTTTCCGGTGAAGATGAAAAATATAATGAAGTGATTTACGCCGGTGGTGAAAATGGATTTGTTTATCAATTAGAGATTGGTACCAGTTTTGACGGTGAAGAAATTCAGACATCATTAACCCCACAATTTAGCCACTGCAAAAGTTACAACATTAATAAAACATTTAAAAAATTCACATTAGAGGGCCAAGCGTTGTCTTCAATTACGTTTTATGTGGTCCCATATTTTGAATATTTAACCCCTGATTACCCGGAATCCCCACCCGATACCTTTGAAACCATTGGCGGCGGTGGTGTATTTGATAATGCTAGGTTCGACGAGTTTTACTGGAACTCAGCAGTGTTGTACCAGGGCGATGTTTCTATTATTGGCCGTGGTTCGAATGTGGCCCTGTTTTTACGTACTAGTTCTAATTTTGCGACACCTCATTTAGTTAAATCAATAACGTATTTCTTTACAACCCAAGGAGCTAGAAAGTAATGGCTATATCAGATTGGTCTTTTGAATTCACTTTTTCCCCTGGGACGCTTGTACGCTCAGACACCTTTAATCAAATTTTAGAGGGTATTGATAGTTGGTCTACAGAAGTAGCCAATATATTGAATGACAACGTTCTTAAGGTTCCTGGTACAGTTACATTGACTACAACCGAATTTCCGGAGGCTAATTACACCAATAGTATTTTATATATTAACTCTGAAAATTCGTTAGATTATTTAAACCTCACCGCTTTTGATGCAAGCGTTGCCGATGTTATACAAAAACATAACCACATTAGTCTTATGTACAGTGAACTACGTGGCGATGAATATATAAATAACCTCATAGCAAACCGAGCAGTTAACTTCGAGCAAACCAAAAAACAAAACATGCGAATTCATGGCGCAAGTGGTTTTGTATATGATGGTAAGCATTACAACCCAAGTATTGTGAAAAATGTTAATGACGGTATTTCTTGTGAAGCAACAACGCCTTACGAATTCACGTTAGGTCGAACAACGTCACAAGCGTATGGTTCATCAAAAACAGATCATCCGGTGGTTAACATTGGTGGTGTTGTTTTTGATTTAGCCATGTTTGAAACGTATTACAGCAACAAAATAAAAACACCATTGCGTCCAGATGGTTTAGATATGTTGGATAAATCAGGCCGATTTGATGATTTACCCGCTGCAATTGTCGCGGGTGGTAATACACTTAGCGCAAGTTCAATTGATAGACAAACTATCGTTGCAGCACGTAGTAAAACAAGTGTGATAACAGATAAAGTTTATCCGCGCGGGATGATGCAATATCAAGAAACAAGTTACTTAGGTGTGCCTACAATTGTAAATCCCGACCAATCCGAATGCGCTATGTATTCAGATAACTGGTCAGTAGATACAGAAACCGTTGGCCGTATTTTTGATTGGCCTAATCTTACTGATGAACAAAAAGATATTGTTATAAACGGGCATCCTAATATTCATCCAAACGATGCAGGTGTTTTAGTTCAAGAGGTTGTTCAGTTATTCAATTATCAAACCTCTGTTAATTATGCGCGCACAACACCAATCGCAACCGTAATGAACAGTGAGGGTTTTACAGCCGTTGCGGGTGACAGTGGTTTATACACTAAAGACGGTTGGAACGTTATTCCCGTTATTGTTGTCGATATGATGAATCAAGGGGCGCATGATTTAGAATTTAATGAAAATGGTTGCCGTGAATGGTTAAATCCTAATGTAGCTTTGGGTATGTGGTATGAAGACCCGTTATTTTCTCAAAACATGGCTGATAGCTTTACGCCCGCCGGAACAGTTTCGGGAGAAGTTGGATATAGACCAACAGGTAATATATCAAGTGGTTCGTCCGGCCACTTCACTGGCCGTTATTTTGATGCTGTATATCAAGACCAAGTTTGGGATATTCGCGCTAAATTATCACCGTCTACACCTATCGTATCATTAGAAAAAGCGGTACGTGCGGCCATTGGTGGTAAAGCGAGTAGTCGTGCGGTTGAGTTTGTGCCGTTTACGAGTGTTGAAACGCTTAACGCCGACACCACAACATCATATCTAATATTTGATACAGCAACACCATTCATGCTAAACATTCAAGTTGGCTCGCAGATATATGATATAAATGGTGTATCAGTTGGTTATGTTGTTGATGTGAGCTTGGTTGGCTCTATAAGTGGAAAGCCGCAAATACGTGTAGGTAACCAAGATGGAACTGTAACAGGTAATCATGGCTTAGCGTCAGGTGATAAAGTATTGATAGGGACTCACTCGAACATACCAAGCGCCTACACCATAGATATTTTACTAAGTGACCCACAAGAATTTTTGGATATGTTCCCTAATGGCTGCTTTGGACGAGTCATTCCTGATTTTTCTGGCACTACCAAAACTTACCCCCTAAACAGTAAAGCTCTAAGCAATGGCAATTATATATATTCTGTAGATGGTACTACGTGGGCAGCAGGAGTAGAGCCTATAAATACTACGACTAATATGTCATCTAACTGGAATACAGGTGGCATTAAAGTAGTGTTACTTCAATACAAATTAGCACCTGATTTTACCGTTTCTAGCGGCCTTGCACGAATAGATTATATTAATGGTCTTTTTTACTCGTTAAATCATAATTCTGTTAGTTATGGTTGTGGTTTAGTTAGTTCGTTAATCGGTAAGGTGGCAACAGGTACACAAGACCAAGAACCAACAGTAACGCAACCACTATTAAGTTACGGGATAGATTATCCAAACGGCGAGTTATATCCAAACGCACTTAGTAGACCCACACACGCCCCACTTAAACTAGACAACGTAGATAGTCCGGCGGTTAAGTGCATCATCTACCCACATATACCCGATACTGGATTAGTTGAATATTACGTTATTTATGAGCAATTGATTAATGATAGTAGTGCAGATAGTGGCGCAGACTTTACGGATATTACAGAAGTATCTGCTGTCAGTTTAACAGCGGGGGTTCTTTATCATATTACAGATGGACAATTCGAGGGTTACTGGCGGTGTATAGCAACGTCCGGCGTAGGTTTAACTAATGCGAACTGGTATGAGGATACAAGCGGGAATATCAAATACTCTGAAAGTGGTAGCAACATTTACCTAACAAGATGGAACGGTAGCGGCTTTGGTGATAATCAGAAATTCATCATATCAGGCGGTACAGCTTACACAGAAGACGCGAACGGCAATATAAAACAATATGGTTGTGCGCAATTATTCACTGGCGAAAACCAGTATTTATCACCGTCTTATCAAGTTAATTAAGGAACTCACATGGAACAAACAATAGATTATTTTTATAAGAAAAATTCATTAGATGGAAGTGTGATTTTAGATGTTGCGGGTAAGCCTGTTTTTGACACTCGCCCACGCGATACATTAACACTTGCTGATTTACAAAAAGATATTACAGACGGCAGACCAGAAAAGGGATTATTAGCCACAGCGCGTAAAGTGGCTATCGGTCTTAATTGGGATATATACGATAGTTATATAAAACAGTACAGCGACTATTTAACTGAATGTAATCGTATCAATGACATTAATAACGCACTGGTGGCCGATGAAGACGGTAATACACCAGACGATACCCCGTTGCCAACTGAGCCAACAATAGCCCCGTTTGAGCCGTCCACGGTCGATAGCGTAATGGCTATTGTCGCTGATACGTTAAACGATATTCAGCGTGAAAAAGATAAACGTGCAGCATTCACATATAAAGATGTTGTTTGTTCGGTTTGTGAGTCTGACCAAAACGGGTGGTTTGCATTGAGTGATTGGATACGTGACGATTTAGCCGATGGCCATGAATTTCAGCCATTCCCGTTCAATATGGAGAATGGTAATTCTGTTTTGATAATGTCATTAGAAGAATGGAATGAATTTAAAGCGCTAAGTAAGGCAAACAGAAAAGCGTTTTTTGTAGATTAGTTAAATAAACCTCAATAGAACCGCCTTTATTGGCGGTTTTTTTATGTCTAAATTTGGAGAAGAACATGGATAACATTAAAAAAGCCTTATCAGGATTGATTTTGGTCTTGTTGATTTTATTGGCAATCGTCGTTGAAATTTTTGTCATTAAACCAGTGATGATTGTCAGGGCATTCAACCCGAGCAAATACATAAAAACACTTTGGTTAAGCCTAGACCAACACCTAAATGCAATTTTATTTGGTGATAGGGATGAAACGTTATCTTCCAGAATTGGTAAACACATTCATTACAGCGCGCCCGAACCTAAGTGGTTTAGTCGTTTGGCTATCCCTCTGTTTTGGTTACTACATTGGTTTGACTTTAACCATTGTTGGAAATCAATGGATTTTAATGTCGGTTGGGGTAAATACAAGAAAGGCAAATTGCCCGTTATTTTCCCATCATTAAGTAAGTCAAATCTGCAAGCGTTCTAACATGCTTGCGCTAGTGTAAACACTATTTATATTCCCGTTAACAGCACGATAAAGAGTTTATTATTATGGCCTTGCCTACTCCATTTTCAACAACAACAACAACCGCCGATACGGATACTGCAGCTAATCAATCTGCAGAAATACAAGTGCAGCCAACTGAAAAAATTGGGAGTGTGAATTTAGCCCCGGTAAATAGTAATGAATTGTTAAGTAACAATGTAAATAATGTTATTTCTCAAGACAGTGCGTTAATGCAACGGGCTAAAAGCCAATCCAATCAACAAATGAGTGAACGTGGTTTAAAGAACTCTACACTAGCACTCACAGCCGCAGAAAACGCGGTCTATGATAATGCAATTCAGATCGCCGCCGGTGATACTCAGGCATATCAAAATCAAGCAAATCAACAAAGAGAGTATGCAGCAAGTGACCTTTTGCAATCGTCAAATCAATTATTCCAATCAGGTGAAAATGAATTAGATAGAACGCAACAAACGACACTGCAGGACGACCAACAAACGTTTGTAACCGGTGAAAATGCATTAGATAGAACGCAACAAACGACACTGCAGGACGACCAACAAACGTTTGTAACCGGTGAAAATGCATTAGATAGGGCGTTCAGTGCAACACAACAAGACGACCAACAGGCGTTTATTAAAGCTGAGTCGGAATTAGATAGAAGTTTACAAACGGTCTTACAAGATGATCAGCAAACGTTTATGACTGACATTGAAAAATTACGCCATGAAAACAGTTTAGGGGCGTTATCTAAAGAGCAAGAATACTTATTAACTCGTATGGAAAAAGAGTTGGCTAATAATCAAGCTCTACAAGATGACTCTCAAATGTTTAATGCCACTCAATCTCAATTAGCTAGATTACATGATGCAGGGATGCTGAACGATCAGCAATTGCACGACATGGAAATGTTCGCCGCCGATTTAACAAAACAAAAAGCGCTAATAGCTACCGAGTTGGGCGCAAAGCAAGCGATGGCATATCAGCAAAATCTTGCCGAAGCGTCAGACCAATATATGAAACAATCAGCCGCAATTATGGCAAATCCCGATTTGACTGCAGATCAAGTTGAAAATGCATTAACTCAATTACAAACCATGTTTAAAGATAACGTTGCGATATTAGATGATATTTACGCGCCAGGTGACGATGCAATAAATTGGAACGATTTAGAGCAGGTAGGTATCCATGACTTTGACTTTGAATTTGATGATATAGAAATAGACTACGCCGGCAGTACAGGAGTAGGAGAAATTGATATTGATGATACGGGTGGCATGTCTGATTTGGAGGTGTTTGAAGATTGGAACTCCGATTGGTCCGAAGATTTGGAAGACACTATGGCCGGGCTTGAGATTGACCCGGACGATCTTATTGATGTAGATGTTTCAGAGATCGACCCTATCATTGACCCGAAAGGGTACAACTCGATTACTATTCCATGATTAAAATTATTAGCCATTTTCATAAGGCTAGTGATATAGCCGTACAAGGTGTGGTAAATCGTTGTCATACTGATTTATTGGCTATGTCTTCTCAAGCGCTGAAAACCCAATTTTCTGATACGCACAAAATTGTCTTTATTGTGAATACCCAAAATAATAAAACCAAGGGCGTAGTTTTGCTGCATTTAGTCGATCAGCATTCAGCGAATATTTTGTTTTTTGGACATAAAGGGTTTGTGACTAAATCTCTTATAAAAAAGGTATATCAGACCGCTTTTGATGACTTTGATTTATGCAGAGTGACAGCCAAAATATACACCGACAATGTCACCTCTTTATCAATCGCCAAACGATTAGGGTTTGTTTTTGAGGGGACCTTAAGGCAAGTTAAACCGGGTTGTGATTTGCACATGTTAAGTATGTTACCTGGTGAGTGTCCGTTTGTTGGGGGTGTTCAATGATACGCCCTGGCATACTCGCAGATATACCCGACATTATCGAACTTGGCTTACATGTTTTAACCAATAGTGCCTATCAGTTAGCCCCAAACGTCGATAAAGCAGCCGCTAAATTTAAACAAGCCATAAAAAATCCTAATATGTTTTGTGTTGTTGCCGAAAACCAAACCGGTGATGTAGTGGGTGTATTGGTCATTAATATGTCTGAATCTTGGTTGTCGGATGACCACACCGCCCATGACGCCGTTTTTTATATCCATCCATCTTATGTAAATAAAGCCCCGTTTATGATCAAGCGCGCATTGTCTTGGGTGTCAGCTAGACCATCAATAAAACAATTTCATTTAGGGATCACTTCCGGTTATGCCAATACCACAAGAACCGGCCAACTATATCAACGCTTGGGATTTTCTCAGGTTGGTGAAAATTACTTAAAAATAATGAGGTAAACCATGAGCAATGTAATTGAAAAAATATTCGACCCAATTGAGGACCTAGTAAATGACATAGGCGATGGCCTAGAAGATGTTATTGAAAGTGATGTATTTAAAACCGTTGCTATCGGTGCCGCTGTTTATTTTGGCGGGGCCGGGTTGATTGGATTAAGTAATGGAACCGGGTTTATGGCGGGCATGTCGAGTGCCGGCTCCACTTGGAGTAGTGCGCTAGGTTTTAGTGAGGCCGTAGCAGGAACAACCGAAGTCGCCGCCGTCGCCGGTGATACTGCCGCCGCTGCCGAAGTTGCTGCAGGGGGCGGCAATGCGGTTAATACAATAAGTGCGGTGGGAAATACAACCCAAGGAATGACAGCCGGTGATGCCATGATGGGTGCCGCAAAATTACAAGCCGCGACGCAGGGTGTCGGTATAGCTGTTAACGCCTATGGTGAACACATGGCCGAAGAAGAACGCGAAGAAGAACGCGACAAGCAACAGTTTTTTGGGATGAATCGTAATGGTGAGGGCGGTCAAGTATACAAACCACTTGCGTATCGTCCTGGTACTCGCAAGCCTGGCCAAGTTCAATCTGCAGTAAACCAAACCCGTCGCTTAGACGATAACTTATAAAAGGGGCTCCCATGATAACTAATAGACCTAATCCACCTCAACAAGCCCCTGATGCCGCGCAATCACCAGAACAGCAGCAAGCCTCTGGTGGTAAAGCGAGTGAGGGCCAAAATAAACAACTTAAACAATTGGTTGAGGCTGCATTAATGATCATTCATTCCGAAAAGTCCGGTGCGTCAATTCATAAAGCGGTAGTGTCGGCTCAAGACCCGATTGAGGGGATAGCAAAAGCCACTATGACGATTTTGCGACGTATTGAAGTTAAAGCGAAAAAAGTAGATGACGCGGTACGTATGGAATTGGCCCGTCAAATATTGAATGAATTAACAAAACTTTCTATCACTGCCGGCATATTAACCAAAGAGCAGTTAACGCCAGAATTCATTAAAGCGTTGATCGGTAAGGTTATGCAATTGTACTTATCTAATCGAGCAAGTTCCGGTCAATTGGGTAAAAAACAATTATCTTCAATGGTCGAAAGTGGGCGTAAGTATGCGGGCCAAAACCCGGATAAATTCGCCGACATGACTGATTTAATGGGCCAACAAGAGGGCTAAATCATGGCGTTATCTTCAATTGTAAAAGGGTTAGGCCAAGCTATATCGGCCTCGGGTTCAATATTGGCAGAGGGGAATCTAAATCAAATTCGTCAAAACAGCATAGATGCTCGATGGAAAACAGAACAGGAAACATCTAAAAACCGCTTTGATGATGAAATGGATTTTAGAAAAAAACAACTGCAAAGCCAGGAAGAACAATCGTCTAAGGCGGTATTGTCGGCTGAAAATCGCCATAAAGATAACGTTGAATTAAATGAAAGACAGCAAACCCATAAAGAAAAACACGATAGTGAAGTTTTAATATCGAGCAAGGCTGAAAACTTACAATCGTTTATCGGTAAACAGGTCAGTGCATTAAGCGACAAACGCGAAGAATTACAAACTTCTTTGCAATCCGGGTTGATTTCACAAGATGAGGCTAAAGTACGTTATGCCTCATTACAGCGCCAAGAACAATCTATTGTTGAACAGGCGGTCAAAGGTAATCCTGAGTTGCTAAAACAAACTATTTTTGCAAACTGGTTGCCAGAATTGGATGACGTGAGCACCCCCGACACCCCGGCTAACCCGTTAGCATCCAATCAAAATATTCCAGGCAGCAATTCGCCATTACCAGGTAACAATCAAATACCGTCTAAAGATGAAATGCTAAATAATACCGGTACAGAAATGGTGAAAGAAAAAACGTACCCGGTTAACCCATTCCAACGCCCTAAAACTGAAAGTAAGCCGGTTAACCCAAATCGTGTTGCGTTAGCTGTTGATACAGCAGAGTTACCGGAACATTTACAACCAATGGGCCGCAAAGCTAAGTCAACGTTAAAAGGTCGCCCGTCAGAGTTAAAAGAACGCAATGTATTTAATGAGCTAAAGCTACTTGATAACGACAAATACGCAAAATTAATGACGTTATTACAAGATCCGCCAGAGCATGTAACCCGCGAAAAGATAAGTAAATACCATCCTAGCTTAACGAAAGAACAACGCCAGGATAGATCGCTTTATCTTGAGTTTGCCAAAAAGAAAGAGTCGGTATTTAAGTTAGCCCGTTTCTTTGCGCCAACTGTTCAACAATACGCCCACAACTAATAAGAGTTTAATTATATGAATTACCTTTTTAACGAGACTTTTGAAGAATTTAGCGGAAAGTCAAATGTCGTCGCTGATCCAGATCGCAACACGAGTGTTTTTGGTGATACGGTTGATATGGCTCAACGTGGTTTAGCCCAAGGCGTCGCGGGGATATTTGATTTTGTGGGGGCTGATGGCGTCGCGGATAGTTTGAATAATTGGGCTGATAGTCAAATGTCGCAATTATCAGACGAGGGCCAAACGTCCATGTCTAAAGAATTCTTTACCGAAGACGAACAAGGTAATTTAAAAGCGGGTGAGGCATTAACAGACGTTCGTGCCTGGTGGTTGAATTTGGTATCAACGGCGGGCCAATTTGCGAGTACTGGCGGTGCTGCCGGTTTAGGTCTAAAAGGGGCCTCGATGGCCACAAAGTTTGCAAACGCTGCAGACAAAACCAAAAAAATTATAGGTGTTGGTGCGTTTGGTGCCACCGGGGGTATGTCAGCAACGGGACAAATGGAGTCTCAAGCTAGGGCGTTAGTTGATGATTTCGACATGGAAACATTAAAATCTTCCACACGATTTAGAGAAATTTACCAATCGGTGAATGATGAAAACCCGGATTTTGATAACGTAAAATTGTGGGAGGCGTCTAAGGATAAATTAAAGCTGCAGTTAGCGCGTGATGTAAAAACAGACCCTAAAGTATTACTAAGTAATTTTGCGTTGTCGGCTATCTCGGACCCTATCATTGGTAAGGCATTTACTAAACGTATCGCGAACTCGATAATAAAATCAGCCGGTAAAGGGGCGTTAGCCGAGGGTGCCACAGAAACAATACAGGGTGGTATTGAAAGCCTAGCGGTAAATCAAGTGGCGCAATCCGTAGATCCTAGCATTGACCCTATGGCCGGTGTTAAAGCTGCAGCATTAACCGAGGGCTTAATAGGTGGCTCAATGGGGGCAACGATAGCCGGCGGCGGTGCTATGTTAGATCGTCCTAAAAAATTAGAGGCCCCAAAAACCGGCCATGAAAACTTAGACCAAGTACTAGCCCAGGGCGTTGAACAAGAAAACCAACGCCAGGAACAAGCGTTTAATAATAAAGCCGCTCAGTCTGCTACTGAGTCACAACCACAAGACCCTATTGTATCAACCCAAAATGACAGCGTTACAACAGTTAGTACCCCACGGTCTATTTTACCAAGACCGTTCACTAAAATAGACAGTCAGCCGTTATCACCGGTCAGTGCTGCCGTTCAAACAGGAATAGCCGTAAACGATGACCAACAAAAGGTTAATACACCGGTTAAACCTACCCCTGTTGAGATCCCAACACTAAACGAATTTAGTGAGGCCGAAACGGCCGCGTTTTTAAATGTTATTGAGCTAGCCCAAAAGCAGCATCCTAAATATTACAAACGTAGCAAGTTGGAATTTGACCGCACTAATAATCAGGCAGCATTTATTGATGGGGTGACAAAGTTAGCCAACAATGATCCGACTTATTTATCATTAAATAAAAAAATTGAAGAACAGGGAATTGAACAGACCAAAGCGAATGTTGAGCTACAAGCCCAAACGAAATTTTTAAAAAAACAGCAAGAAGACGAGGCCGAAAAAGTCCGTTTGCGAGCTGAATTTATCGACCGACTAGTAAATCAACCTAAAAGAGATAGGGATTATCCGGCCGCACTGGCACAACATAACGCTAAGGTCGATTTAGACAGCTCTATACGTAACAATGTCGAACAATCAAAGCAGAGTCGACCAGGGAAAGCATTTAAGAAGTCTTTATCAGAGTTGCGAGCGGAATTAAAACCAAAAAGAAAACATTTAAAGCAGTTGTTAGCCGCAAATAAAGCGACTAAACAAATGCAGATGCGAATAGACCAATCTATTGCTGCAGAAAAATTGCACTCCGGAAAACCGGTAGATATAAATGTATATGTGCCAAACCCGGCAATGAAAGAGGCATTTAGCAAAGCGTTATCACCAGAATTAAAAGAACGTGTCGCAAAGATAGACATGGCCACAAATAAAGAGCTATTAAAAATACAAGATAAACGCCGTCGCAAAGAGCAAGAGTTAGCTATATCGAACGCTATCAAAACTTGGGTAGCAGATGAAAATGGTTTGTATTCTGAGCAATATAGCTCAATGCCACAAAATTATAACGTTGAACTAAAAGGCCCGGATTATGAAACAGAACAAGATACCAGAGAAGATACCAATGCGAACATTAGCACCAATATTGAAAGCGAAACGGTTGAGAATGCAAGCATTGCTGAACCAACGGAAGATGCCGTAAAAAAGCCCTTAAAGGCAGATAATGTTGATCTGTCCACTCATGTCGCTAACGAGGCCGAGTATCACAGAGAGTTAGCAGAGCAAGCCTATTCTCATTCTAATAGATATGGAGGTCGAGTTAGTCAAAGTAATTACGTTAAATACATTAATGATACGTATGAACAATTGGACCAGGATTTAAACCCCGAACAAAAAACGCTATTAGATGACGAGATCAAAAAATTAAAATCATCTTACCTTGAAGAAGATAAAAATTATTTATCATCGCGCAGTGGTGTAGTCGGCGCGCATATTGCCGGGAAAAGTAATTTCAATGCGAAACAAGCGAACAGTCGAAGTAAATCAGATGATCGGGCCTCGGATAGTTTTGATTCTTGGAAACGTCAACAAGTGGCCCGCATTAACGTTGCGTTATCCAAAGCAAGAACGCCAGAGCAAAACCAAGAGATAAAAGATAAAAACGCTAACAAGGTATTTGTTAATGATTGGCGTGAATTCTTATCTTCTCTAGGTGCTATGACGGAAAAGGGATTTAACAAGCGTTTGTTAATGCCTGGTTTAACTCGCGCATGGGAAACATTAAAACAACATGATAGTGAGAAAGTACTCGGTATCTTGAATAAAGCCGAGGCAGTATTTCAGCAAGACGGTACAAGTATAGCGAAAGCAATAGGCGCTAAGAGTTTGTTAGCTAAAGAAATAAATGCATACATGTTAGATAGTACACCTAACAAGTTGGTTGACTCTGTTGATAAGTTAAATGCAAGTGAAAGTACAGAAGTTAATTCAAATGAAAGTACAGAAGTTAATTCAAATGAAAGTACAGAAGTTAATTCAAATGAAAGTACAGAAGTTAATTCAAATGAAAGTACAGAAGTTAATACAAGTGAAAGTACAGAAGTCAATGCAGGTGAAAGTACAGAAGTTAATGCAAATGAATTAAATGTAAGTGAACGGACAGATAACGAATCCACCCCGGAGTTATCAACAAAAACCGTTGATAACAATGTGGATGAAACCGTTGAGGACGAGCTAGAGCTTTCCTCAGAGGATATAGTGGAAATTGAATCTAAACATGTCAAGCGTAGATTATCCGAGCGATTACTTATGGATCGCCCGGCGATTGAATTGGATGGCAGTTTTGAGGGGGACTTTCAAGACTTGGCTGATTATGCAAGTCGTTTACGTATCGAGGCTACGGGGCATGGACGTACAAAGTCTGATTTAATTAGAGCGATAGATGAACAAAACGAACCGTTTTTAATTGCGTCAATTTTAAAAGCTGAGTACGAGGATTTATCATCTAAAGGTTTGGTCCCAACGCATTTAGGGACCGCCAACAATGATCGGTACTTTACCCGCAATCAATTGTTTAAATTAGGGTTGGATGATGGCTCAACTAAATTTAACCGTTTGAAAGCGTTAACTGGCGCATACACTGATCCAATTAAGCCGCTTGTAGGATTGGATAAATCACAAATAGAATTAGATTATTTAGAGCAGTTGTTAAACCAAGATGAATCTTTATCTAACCAGGTAAGGGATCGCCCTTGGTTGTCCACTGTAACCGTCAGATTAACGCAATTACGTCGTGACCTGGCTCAACATAAGGATAAGTACTTAAATGCCCGTAAAGCGATTTACAAGGCGAGTTTGTCCAGGGATGCAAATTTTTCAGATAAAGAATTTCAAAGTTGGCTGCAATCAAATCTTGCTAGTTTTAAAGCACAACATAACGTTGATTATCTCATGCCATCTAAAGAGCAAGCCTTTACTGAGTTTACAGAGCGAGCGACGACTCGATTAACTAAGAATAAAGAAAAGATTGAAGATTGGACCAAAGCAACGTTGTTTGACTTCCTGGACGGTGAGGACCAACTACATCGCGGGGAATTACCATTTGATGAATACAAAGAAATGGGGCAAGCCTTAAGCGATAAGCGAGAGGCGGTACGCGCTGAAATATCCGGGTTAACAAAGACTAAGATTGGTGAAACTCGCGGTATGTTTTGGGCGGCAAGGCATGGAAGTGATAAAAAGTCCACGATGGTTGAAAGTGCATTTGAAAATCTATTTCGTTCGTTGAACGTTAACCGTGAGGGTATGACGGTGCTAATCGGCATGGGCTTTGGCGAAAAAAGAGGCCCGGATCATTACATAGACCAAATAAAAGAAAAATTTGATGCAATAGACCGCACACAATATGAAACCTGGCAGCAATCCATTAAGGACGATAGGGCCGCTGCAGAGGCAGAACGTGAGCGAAAAGCGCAAGCATTAGAAGACCCGCAATCTATTGAAGACTTCCACCGTTTGTATAATTTAAAAGGTGCTAAAGGCATGACTGCCGAACAGTGGGCCATATTTGATAGATTGGTTGCTGATGAAAACTTAGCCATGCAAGAAAAATCAAAAACAAGAACGGTTGAGGCTATTAACGAAGATGTTAATTATACGTTGCATGAAACCAAGCATAGTAAAAAAGACATTGATTTATTCGTCGTATCGTTAGGCGATAGGGTTGATAAAGATGTTTACAGAGAATTAAATACAAAAGCCAAGCAGTTAGGCGGTTATTATTCTAGTTATAATAAGGCCGGCGCAATCCCAGGCTTTCAATTTAAAAGTGAAGAAACCCGTCAAGATTTTTTAAGTTTATTAGCCGGCGATACCGTTGAGCGTACAAAAGTAGAGAAAGACACTGCAGAGACATTAATGGATAAGGCGATACGTCTGGAAGAAAAAGCCAGAGAAGAACTAGAGCGCCCTAGAAATACCAACACATCAAGACGTGCAAGCATGGCCGCAAGTTCAATTGATTCTGCAGAGCGTAATATGGCCATTGCTCAAGAGTTAAAATCGCTATCCGTGGCGATTTCATCCGGGCGGGCTAAGTACTTAAAAGGTGTCAGTCAAAACACCCAACGCGACCTATTGGCTCAACTCTTTAATCGTTTACAGCGTGAGGCTGCAAAAGATATAGACACTCGCGATAAACACATGGAACCAAGTAAACACCCTGTTTATGGTTATGATACTGGACATAAGTGGCGCGCCGGTGTGCCAACAGAAGAAAAAGTAAGACATGCTAAATACCCGTTTGTTACGTGGGAAAAGGCCGCGTTGCATAAGTACCTGGATAAAATGGAAACTGCAGACGGTTACAAATTGGCAGCGCAAGCATTAAGAAAGTCATTAAATCAAACTAAATCTGAAAACGCATTCATAGGTAATCATCGTAGTTTTGATAAATTTTTATCGTATTCATTACAGCACGAATCAGCGCACCCATTTATTAAAAGTGAGGCTCAAGACTACAACCGGTTACAAAAGTTGGGCATAAACGGGACGCAACATTTACGTGCGGCCCTAGTTGAATATGATTTATTAACCAGTGACGCTGAAACCGTTGTTGTTAAAAGTCCTGCAGCAGAGGCCCTTAAATACTCGCATTTAAAGGGTATGTACAAAGATAACGATTTTCATAATTCGCCTAATGCGGTTGTTGAGGAAGTGATCGGCTATGCTGACATTGAGCCAGGCATGAGAGTGTTAGAGCCGTCGGCCGGTGTTGGCCATATTGCCGACGCCGTTGCTGATATAGTTGGCAAAGATGGCGTCGATACGGTGGAAATGGGCTTTGAGCTACGAAAAATGCTTGAGGGTAAAGGTTATAAACCTGAGTCCGGGGATTTCTTAGAGTATGATCCAGGAGGTGAAATATACGACCGGGTTGTAATGAATCCACCATTTAGTAAAGACCAGGATATTGATCATATTTTACATGCATATTCAATGTTAAAACCTGGCGGTAAATTGGTGGCCGTGACTAGCTCAATGGCCGGTGATAGATCCAATAAAAAAAATCAAGCATTTAGAACGTTTATGGATGAACACGCCGCTGATGAAATATCGTTACCCGAGGGGAGTTTTAAGGATGCTATTAATCCTACTGGCGTAAATACTAAAATAATTGTTATAGATAAGCCAAGTAGTAACCAGGAACAACAGCCATCAAGTAATGAAGATGTTGTATTTAACTTGGAAGAACAAACCCATAATAGCGGCCTTTCTGATAAAGACATGTCGAAAGTTGTCACCGAATTTTTAAATGTGTATAAAGGAGCTAAGATATTTAAAGGCGGCATACACATTGGAGGCGTTGATGAACTCTACAGCAAAGAATTACTCGAATCCCGACCAGAAGTTAGAGACTTGGCAAGAGGTTCGTACACGCCAAGAACTGACACCTTGCATATCGTCCGAGGACGGTTTAAGGATCGCGCCGACTTACTGCAGACCTTACGGCATGAGATATTGGTTCACAAAGGTTTGGGCGTTTTTCACAAAGAATACGTCGAAAACTTCCTAAGCCAAGTAAAATTAACTCGCGGCAGTAAAAACAGCTATATAAAAAATATATGGGATGAAGTATCACAAACATATAAAGATGAATCTGATTACGTACAAGCCGAAGAATTTTTGGCTCGTGTTGCCGAAGATTTAGACGACACTGGTTTTGGTCAGTTCGTTAATAACAAAATCATTCATCCAATTATTAAAGCTATTCGTCGAATGCTTGAGTCAATTGGATTGTCATTAAGTACTCAGCCGTCAGAGATTAAACAAGAGCTTTATCGCATAACCGGGGCTTTACGTAAAGGCATTGAACCTCGTAATCGTCAGAAACAGGACGCGGGTTTAATAGGTAAGCGAACGTATTTTAATATTGCGCCGCCGGCTGATAGTCAGTTATTGCCAAAACACCTCAATAAAGAAAGCGTTAATAAACATTACAATTCTATTAAAGCCAAATTACGGCCATTTATGTTGTCGTTATTACCACGTCGATATTTAAAAGATTTAGCCGGGGATACTTTACCTGCAATCTCGATATATGAACGTGCCGTAGAGCAGATGGACGCCGATAGAAACGAGCTGTTAAACGTTGCCGCTGACACAATGGTAAAATGGCGCAAATTGGCTGACAGTAATCCAGAAAGCGCGAAAGTGATGGCTGATCTTATGCACGATGCTACATTGGCAAACGTGGACCCGTCAGAACGTTATGAGCAGCTTGTAAACAAACAAGAATTAGACTTAGCAAAAAAACAATATCAGGCCGCGAAAAAGGACCAAAGCGATCTGTTAGCGATAGATAGAGAGTTAAATAACTTTAATGCATTGAAAGAGCGCGCTTTTGCAGAGGGAGAACGGGGCGCTATGTATACCATTCTTGCCCCTAAATTCAGGACGTTACCAACGGAGTTCCAGGACCTATTTAAAGAAGTGGTTAAATCATACCGAGATCAGAATAAAGCTAGATTAAAGGCATTGCTAGAACGTATAGAGTTCACCCCGACAGATGTTAACCATAAAAGTAAAATGCGTGACTTAATACGCATGAAGTTTGAGCAATCAGAGCGTGATTTTTATGTACCACTGCAGCGTTTTGGTGACTACTTTGGTTCGGTAAAGGACAACAACGGTGACATTGTTGAATTTAGTCTTTTTGAAAGCCAGGCCGAGCAAGAAACCTGGATTAATGAGCGTAAAACAAATTTCAAAGGCCAGGGTTATACGATACGCGGCGGTAAGAAAAAAGAACACATGAATGAATTTGAGCGTGTGAATCCGGGTTTCATAACTGAAATAATGCCATTGTTAAATGAAGAACAGCAAGACGAAATATATCAATTGTACTTACACGCCATGCCTGATTTAAGTATGCGTAAACACTTTATTCACCGTAAAGGTGTTAAGGGTTTTCATACGGACGCGTTACGTGCCTATGCAAAAAATATGTTTCATGGCAGCTATCAAATCGCCAGGCTAAAACATTCTCATGTTATGGAGGGTGCGTTATCAGCAATGCGCTTACAGGTAGACAGTAAAGCTAATATCCGAGAGGCGAATAAGGCGAGTGATATAGCGTCGGAAATAGAACAGCGTCATGCATGGATAGTATCACCAACGGGATCTAGCATTGCTCATAAAGCGACTCAGTTTGGTTTTGCCTGGTACTTAGGGGCAACGCCGGCAGCGGCATTACTCAACGTCACCCAAACACCTATCATTGCATTACCGGTGATCGGTTCTCGTTATGGATTTACAGCCACCACAAAAGAGTTAACCAGGGCGGGTGTCGATTTTATCGGAGGGAAAGGCCACATTGAAAAAGCGTTGTCGGGCGACGAGTTAGAAATGGTAAATGAATTATTACGCCGAGGTGTATTAGATAAAACTATGAGCCATGATTTAGCCGGTGTGTCAGAGGGCGGCATTCAACACAATCCAACAACTCATAAATGGATGGGGTATATAAGTGCGATGTTCCACCACGCGGAGCGTTTTAATCGGGAAGTAACCAGTTTAGCCGCGTATCGCCTAGCTCGTAAAAAAGGAATGGACCATATAAGCGCTATAGACGAGGCCGCAAATTTAACATGGGAAAGCCACTTTGATTACGCCAGTGCAAATAAAGCCAGATTTATGCAGAATGATACGGCCAAGGTCCTATTTTTGTTCCGGCAGCATAGCCTTAACATGTCAGCCCGTTTGTACCTGGACTTTATGAAGATATTGAAACCAAAAAATAAAGCAGAACGTGTTCAAGGGACTAAACAATTTTTAGGGGTGCTTGGTATGACAGGTATGTTTGCCGGTGTGGCCGGTTTGCCGTTGTACTCGGTAGTAACAGGGTTAGCTGAAATGTTTGGCGACGATGAAGACGAGCCGTGGGACGCAAATATTGCAATTCACCAAGGGCTAAACGACATGTTTGGGAAAGAAGTCGGCGGCGCGTTAATGCATGGTGCGTTTAATGCGCTCACCCCTGCAGACATGGCAAGTCGAACGTCACTTAATAACCTATGGTTTAGAGAGCCGTACAGAGAATTGGAGGGCCGCGACTCGGTACAGTATTATGCTGAACAACTACTAGGACCTATTTTCGGGGTGGCCTTGTCGTTTGGTACTGGTAAATCATTAATAAATGAGGGGCAAACATATAGGGGGGTTGAATCTATGTTGCCTAAATTTGCCAGGGATATATTAAAAGCGGGGCGTTATAGTACGGACGGCGTACAAAACTTAAGTGGTGCCGATGTTGTCGCATTAGAAGATGTTGGGATAGCAGATTGGGCGACGCAAGCCTTTGGTTTTTCACCGTCTAAAGTGGCCGAACGCTACGAACAAAATAGCGCGGTGAAAGGCTCAGAACAAAGGATTTTACAACGCCGTTCGTTGTTATTGAATAGATATGCATTAGGTAAGCGTATAGATGACAGAGCGTTCTTAATTAAAGTAAAGACCGAAATCCAACAATTTAACAAGGCGAACCCCAATCACCCTATTACCGAAAAAACGGTAATACAGTCATTAAAACGCCGTCAGAGTTATGCAAATAAAGCCAAAAACGGCGTTAACCTAAATGATCGTTATAGATATTTAATCGAAGAAAACAGCATTCACTAAGGTTTGTAGCGCCATATTAGTTCTTTAGTGTATCTAATGTGGCGTTTTTTTTGATCGTTCACTTTACCTTTGGCGTAAGATCCTTTAAATTGATCTCGCTTTTAAGAGGGGGATAATATATTGTTGCCTTTCTTAGTAAGAGACAAGATTGTTAAATTAGAGGCGAAAAAAAACCGCCTATAAGACGGTTTCTCAACAATTTGATACTTGCAAAGAAGAACAAAAAATAATTTAAGTTATAAGACGTAGAAGTCTAATTAAATTAAATTAAATTATGAAACATAAACAAAAACCAAACTAACCATGATCGAGTTTATGTTTCCTTGTTCTTCTTTGCAAGTGCAAATTGTATTTATTAGTAAATATAATTATAAGAATATTAAACATGAGATTGAACTCAGGCCGTCGCGCCTATGTAAAAAACCCTATGCCCGTCCTAATGCTCGCGGAAAATCCGTATTGTGAAGTTATCAGATACGAGTTTGAAACCATCCCCGGTGAGAGTGCGCAAGCTGAATTAAAGCGTCGAAAACACCATGAAAGTCTACTAGATGCTCACAACGAACAGTTGGCGGAACGCACGAAACACCCGTTAATAAAACATATATATAACAAAGCAAAAGCCACAGATATTTTTGATAAAGATGAATTATTTCTGAAAATTAATGAAATGATTTATAACGGTATGAGAAAAGAAAAAGTTAACATTCATCGCCGGCGCGCTATTAAAGTGTTTGTTGAATTGTTAGCTATCAGTGTTGATTTAGAAACAAATTTGGTTGAGTTTGATAGTTTAACGTCTGCAGCTAAAAAGACATCGTTAGCTACTATGTCCAGTGAGAAAGTATCTCACATGATAGAAAAGGGTGAAGAAGTCACACCTAACATATCAAGGCTAACAAGAGCGTATGCAATGCTTTGTTTAATGGGGTTTATTAAATTTAATGCTCGGGTGTTAACTACTGATGTATTACACGATATAGCATCCGGGAAAGACGGGAAAGGCACCAGATATATGCCTCGCATTATTGAAGTAGACGACAAGTTATTTGAGTTGCTAGGCGTTAATATGGATAGACTAGAAAAAGAAAGAGAATGGCGACGAGAAAACCGTCAAGATCGATTAAACCTGAGATCGCCCGATGAAATAAAAAACAATGTCATCTTATCAAGAACTGAGATTAAAAAACGTCACAAACAAAAAATACGTTTATCCTCGTTTGATTACCGACGTAAGCAAATAACAAAAGCCTCACAAGCGCGTAGAGCTAAGTCATTACAAGAGAAGACTAAAGAGCAATTAAGAGATATGGCTCGCGGTGATGTATTTAAAACATTAAATGCGACGAGTGTTGAAAGTCTAAGTCAATTTGAATTTACCCAGGCAGTTAACGCGAAGTTCAATGAGCTTTTAAAGTTAAAGAATAGTTACACAGAATCCCCACCAGACTAATAAAGAAGTATAAGCCAACGTTATAGCCCTGATTTTGTCGGGGTTTTTGTCGTGCCTGTCTGTTAGTTTTAAGTGTGGTATTTATTCACTTCATCTTCAATCGGCCAAAAAGCGCTAACTTTCAAGTTACAGCTAAAAGGTTATTAACCGGTTATCCACTAAGATATATATATAATGCAAACTACTTAGATTAATGGATGCTATAAAGGATTTTATAATGCAAGTATCACCCGCCCGGGGCGCTTTTAAGAGACCTAAAAAGAAAAGATTGCTACGTCCCAAAATCACGGCCACAAGTGGCCTATTTTGATAGTTGTTCGCCAATTCGCTACGCGGGCGCGCTGAATCGCTGTTAATCGCTGTGTAAGAGCCAACACAATATTTAATTTTAAACATTAAATCAATGCTTATTTGTTTTGTAGGGCGCGATGTGCAATTTGAGTGCCTATCTAAATCAATGCCGCGATGAATAAATTTTACAGCCGATACCTACGCTAAGAGCG